GTGCCGTTCCTCCCAGAGAACCTCGCAATGTGTCCAACATCTTCTTTCTCCTACTACCTACTAAAGTTTCATCGATAGGATAAGCAACCATGTTGTTGGATGTTCCAGACAAGTTATGTCTGGCAACACCAAATGAACCATTGTTTCCGCCAGAGTTCATATTGATAAGCATCGCCTTATGTCGAAGACCTCCACGACGAAATGCAAAAGCAGGTGTAAGATAATTTAGCAAAGTAGTATTGCAGAAATTATAGGGATGCGGCCCCGAAGAGGCTGTCCCATTGTCCCCACCATTGGGATCCCATCCTCTGTAATATGGGAAATCAGTCAAATTGCAAGAAACAATTCTGGTATTTTCACCTACCTCTCCAGGCCAGTAAGAGGAGTGGTAGTTGTATCTGCGCAATAAATCACGAAAACTGACAATGCGTTCACCTTGGTAAACAAGATATTGGTTATCTTCTTTGATCATGTCCGAATTAGTCCCAAAAGTCTCGATTTGATTAGAGCATAGGGGAGCATTGGATTCATCAACAGTAGTAGCCATGCATTCAGGTGCTTGCTCTGACTGAACAACATATGGAGCAATGTCACTTTGTTGTTGAAAATAGGAGAGTTCTTTCAATCCCTCTACAGTGGGAACGGAGAAAGCAATGTCTTCTCCCCCGCTAACCCATATTTGCACCTTCACGGCAGCTGAAGTTTGACTTGGAGTAGCTAATTCATTCACTACATAAATACTCAAACTACCATTGTCATATACATCACCCGCAGAAACACATTCCGTAGTACTGAATTGTGCTTGGTCAAGAAATGTAAGTAAACCTGAATTTAACACAGTATTCCAGGCCCTAATATCGGCCCAATTAACTTCATATTCAAAATCTCTGTCTTCAGAAATATCTATGACAGTAGAATAAACTTGATTATAGGCCACAGCACCAGAGTTATTGGACTTAGGATTATATACAATCCTCAAGCGTCCACGATGATATTCAGAACAGACAATATTAAAACGAAATTTAATGGATCCTTGCCATGCGCTGAAAGGTTGTGCAGCAAAAGCGAGAGCCGTGGGGTGAATTTCTTGTACTGGTGGTGCAGGTAAGGTACGCACCAATTGTGGAGTTACCAGAATAGAGGCCAATAGAGTGTCCGCAACAGCAGACTCAGGCC